GTTGGTATCGATGCCTCTGGATTAGAGCTTCGAATGCTGGCTCACTATATGCAAGACGATGCGTATATTTATGAGGTCACACAAGGTGATATCCACACAGCAAACCAGAAAGCTGCTGGACTCGAAACACGTGCTCAAGCAAAGACGTTTATCTATGCATTCCTCTATGGTGCAGGGGCTGCCAAGATCGGGAAAGTTGTGGGTGCTGGAGCACAAGAAGGACAAAAGCTTATTGATTCTTTTCTGGAAAACACCCCGAAACTTCGAGTCCTTAGGGAGTCAGTGGCTAAGATCTGCAAGTCGTCGGGATCACTACCAGGTCTTGATGGACGTAGACTACACGTTAGGACTGACCACGCAGCACTCAACACACTTCTCCAAGGTGCGGGTGCGATTGTCATGAAGCAAGCGTTAGTCTTGTTAGATACAAGGCTGCAGCAATTAGGAGTAGATTACAAGTTCGTAGCGAATGTGCATGACGAATGGCAGATTGAAGTAGCAGAAGACTACGCAGATATGGTAGGTAAATTAGGAGTACGAGCTATCGAGGATGCAGGTCGTGTCTTGAATATGCGATGCCCTCTGACTGGCGAGTACAAGGTAGGTAACTCATGGAAGGAAACACACTGATGGATGAAATTAGACAAGCAGTCTTAGTCTTATTACGACAAGGCAAATCAATACAACAGATTCATTTAGATCTTACTGGGATTATTAAAGAGCTTCAATCGTCTGGTGTCTATATGCAAGCGATTAAAGAAGCGGACTTTGCACCATGAAAGTTGAAGAGTTACCAGAGCATGTAGAACCATTAGTTATTCTCGGCAGTGACAACGATTACTTGACTGTCTATACTTGTTTATCTAACGAGGATACTATCGAAATGCTACGTCGATCACTGCATGTTCTAGAATTAGAAAGTGCAATCGATGTAGAAAATAAGTTGCACTTGCATTAAAAATAGTGTATAATATATGTAGTTGTTTACTAAGGAGAAATAAATGGAACAAGCAAAACCAGTACCAATCAAAGCCGATCTCTTCTGGGCTTCGCTCAATGAGAAGAACAAGTATTCTGAGAAGTACCAAGTAGATCTTTGCAACCTCTCGAAGGATGCTATCAAGACTTTGATGGACATGGGTATCAATGTTAAGAACGATGCCAACAAACCAGATCAAGGCTTCTTCGTTACTGCTAAGAGCAAGTTATATCCTATCCTTGCAGTGGATGAGAAGGGCAGCCCGATCAATGTTAAAGTTGCTAATGGCTCTAAAGGTGTAGCACTGATCAAGCCATACAATTATAATGTTGGTGGTAAGAAAGGTGTTGGAGTTGGTATCAGCAAGATCATCATTAAAGAACTGATCGAGTACAAACCACAAGGTGTTAACCTAGCTGACATCGAGGAAGAAGCTCTCTAATGCATCTTGCCCTGATTGATGGGGACATCCTAGTATATCGCATTGGCTTTGCTTCTGAAGGTGAATCAGAGTCAATAGCGATTGCTAGATGTGGTGAGTTTCTAGAGAACCTAATCCTATTCAATGGCTTCGAGGACTACAAAGGATACTTAACTGGTGGTGGTAATTACAGGCACGAGATAGCTAAGACTGCTCCGTACAAGGGTAATCGTAAAGCTGCAAAGCCTGAGCACTACGATCTACTCAGAGAGTACATGCAAACTGCATGGGGCTTTGAGATGATTGAAGGACAAGAAGCAGATGACGCTATCGGTATTGCAGCGTATGCTCTTGAACCAGGTGAGTATTGTATCTGTACCATTGATAAAGACTTAGACATGATTCGTGGCGATCACTTTAACTTTACTAAAGATCATCGCTACTTCGTGACTGAAGAAGAAGGGATTAGGAATTTTTATAAACAAATTTTAACTGGTGATAGGGTAGACAATGTTGTTGGGATTAAAGGCATTGGAGCAGTTAAAGCGGAGAGAATACTTAAAGAATGCAAAGACGAAAACGAAATGTATCTTGCTATCCTGGAAGCTTACAAAGGGGACGAAGCAAGGGTGCTGGAGAACGGACAGCTTCTGTGGATAAGAAGGCTACCAAACGAGATTTGGAAACCTCCAGAGTTATCCACGTCCAGTGGGTCGACGCAGTTGCAGACTCAGGGTGGGAAGACGAAGTCAAAGCAGAAATAGACTTATGTCATACCATAGGCTTCTTAATCAGCGAAACAAAAGATGCGATTTGTATTGCGTCCACAGTGTCTAAGGATAATAGTAACGCTAGGATACACATACCAAAAGCATGGATTAAGAAACGAAAGGTAATTAAAGTTGAAACCACAGTCAGCAAAAGCAAAAGGAAGAAAGTTACAGCAGTGGGTGAGAGACCAGATACTCCAACGATTCCCTACGCTGAGCACTGATGATGTCAGAAGCACAAGCATGGGAGCGAGTGGAGAAGATGTACAGCTTAGTTCGGCTGCTCGTTTGGTTTTTCCTTTTCAGATTGAGTGCAAGAATCGTAAAGCTATTGCTGTCTTCAAGGATTATGAACAGGCTAAGACGCATGGATTAGTCGAGCCCCTCGTAGTCTTGAAGCAGAATAATAGTAAGCCTCTTGTCTTGGTAGATGCTGAATACTTTTTTGATTTAGTGAAGCGTGGTAGTTAGTTACAAGAAGTTCTTATTGTATCGACTGCTTCGCATACTTAGGAGAATACATGACACTGAACATAGTAGATTGGAAAGTGATCGGAGATAACACTAACTTTACTGTCTTAGGAAAAGACGATAAAGGTTGGGTATATTATTGGAAGGACGCTAGATGGAACATCCTGTAGATCGTATCAATCGATACACGTTTGAGTTCATTGAAGGTGGCGAAGTAGATGCAAGATATGGCTTTCCATTTAATAAAGAACTTAGACATGAGTTTGAGATCCCTGCTTCTCAGTCTTGGGATTATGTAATGAGGGAGTTTATCTCCTTCTTGTCTAACATTTATGGATATGAAATTAAAATAGAAGGATACAATGACGACCCACTTGATAATACCAGACTGTCAGATCAAACCTGGTCATGATTACAGTTACTTAAGATCGATTGGAAACTATATTGTTAAGAAGCGTCCTGATGTTATTATTAATATTGGCGACTTTGCGGACATGCCTTCACTATCAAGCTATGATAAAGGAAAGAAGTCCTTCGAGGGTCGACGATATAAACACGATGTAGCTGCAGTACACGAAGCAATGGATATTTTATTGAAACCCCTGCGTGACTTACAAGCAAGACAGCGGAGGAATAAAGATAAAGTATACAAACCACGGATGGTGTTAACGATTGGTAACCACGAGCATCGTATTAATCGTGCAGTTGAAAACGATTCAATGCTTGATGGTACAATCTCGATTGAGGATTTAAATTATGCTAAAGCTGGTTGGGAAGTTATTCCGTTTGAGCAGCCTATCATTATTGATGGTGTTCTATATTCCCATTATGTTACTGCAGGAGCTCTTAATAGACCTGTTGGCTCGGCAGCAGCCATTATCTCCAAGAAACACCAGTCGTGTGTGGTGGGGCATCAGCAAGGCAGACAAGTTGCTTATGCTACTAGAGCAGATGGGAAGACGCTTACAGCGATAATTGCAGGGAGTTGCTATGAACACGATGAAGATTACTTGGGAGCACAAGGTAATAACTACTGGCGAGGTATTGTGGTCTTACACGAAGTTCGTGATGGTTGCTTCGATGAGATGTTTGTTTCCTTAGACTTTTTAAAGAAGAGGTATTTATGATTTATGCTACACCAACAACCGTAGTACCTGTGCCTGAGGAAAAAGAACTAACACTCGAAGAGTACTTTCGTAGGCTTCAGGTAGAAGAACCAGAGCTAGACTCCTACATTCCTGAATTAGATAAACCTAGGGATAAGCAAGTAGGTGGTAAGCACTATCATCAAGGTAAAGGTATCCAGCCTTGGGATATTATCGATGCTTGGGAGCTTGACTTCTGGGAAGGAAACGTGGTAAAATATATACTGCGTTGGAAACATAAAGACGGAGTACAAGACTTAGAGAAAGCGAGACATTACCTTGACTACATCATTAGTAAAAATTCTTAACGACGCACATAAAACATTTAAGGAGCAGAAGCCAATGAAGACAGTAAAATTTAATAAGTTTTTCCCAGACGATAATGCATTCATCACAGTAGACGGACGCATGGATGACATCGATGACTGGCAAGTTAACATGACAGTACAAGCAGATACCAAGAATGTAGTGAGCTTCTGGTGTAGTGACTGGAATCATAAAGAATCAGTCGCTCAGCTCAAAGCATTCCAAGACGCAGCACAAAAGACTATCGACTTTATCGAAGCATGTTTGACTCAACCAGCTAAGGCTGCTAAGGTTAACGCTGCTAAGCGAACTGCTAAGAAAAAGTAAAATGAATCGTACTCTTACACTGCCAGAGTTAAAAGAACGGTTGAAGAGTTTGGACGAGGTATTACTTCTGGAGCTACTCGACATAGCTTCAGAAGATTTAGTAGAAACTTTTAGCGACAATATCGAAAACAATTATAACAGACTTCTAAAAGAAGTAGATTGGGAAGAAACTGAATGACAGAATTTAACACACCGTTTAGTACCGTAGGATATATTACATACAAAAGGACATATGCTCGTCGATTGAATGAAGCAGATCCTGGTAGTCCTACAGAAGAATTTGAAGACACAGTGAATCGTGTCGTAGCAGCATCTAACGATCAGTTAGGTGTAGGCTTTACAGACGCTGAGAAGAAACGATTGAAGAAGTACCTAATGGAATTGAAAGGCACAGTCGCTGGTCGATTCCTCTGGCAGATGGGTACAGATACGGTTGGTCGTTTAGGCTTAGCAAGTCTACAGAACTGTGCATTTACTGTGATAGATCAACCAGTACGTCCGTTCACATGGGCAATGGATCTATTAATGTTAGGCTCAGGTGTAGGCTACAACATCCAACGAGAGCATGTATCTAAGCTTCCTCCAGTGAATTTAAACTTCACTGCTCCGACTCGTGTAGATAGTAACGATGCAGACTTCATCGTACCTGACTCTCGTGAAGGATGGGTTAAACTCCTAGGTAAGACATTGAAGGCAGCCTTCTTAGCTAATACTGCTACAACATTTACCTATTCAACCAAGCTTGTTCGTGGTAAGGGTTCTCCTATCAAAGGCTTTGGTGGCACTGCTTCAGGTGCTGAGGATTTATGTTGGGGTATTGAGAAGATCAGCGAGATCTTAATGAAGAGAGCTGGAAGACAGTTGCGTTCAATCGACTGCTTAGATATTATGAACATCATCGGTGCTATTGTAGTTGCTGGTAATGTTCGTAGGTCTGCTCAGATTGCTATTGGTGATCCTGATGACGTTGAATACTTGCTGGCTAAACGGTGGGACATGGGTAACATTCCTTCGTGGAGAGCTATGTCTAATAACAGCGTAGTATGTAACGACTTCAAAGATCTCCACGAGTATTTCTGGGATGGGTATGAAGGCAAGGGCGAGCCTTATGGTTTAATTAACCTGAAGCTCAGCAGAAAGATTGGACGACTGGGAGAGACTCAGTATCCTGATCCTAAGGTGATGGGTTACAATCCATGTGCTGAGCAGTCCCTAGCTCCATATGAGACTTGTTGTTTGGCTGAGATATATCTGCCTAATGTGTCGAGCAAATCAGAATTCATCGACATCTGTAAGCTGCTATATCGAATCAATAAGCATAGTCTAGCATTACCCTGCCATCTTGAAGAGACAGCAGATATTGTACATAGTAATATGCGGATGGGCATCGGAGTAACTGGAGTCCTACAAGCAAGTGACGATCAGCGTAGTTGGTTGTCTGAAGCTTATCAAGAGTTACGAGCTTTTGATAAAGAGTATAGTGCTAAGCATGGCTTCCCTGAGTCAGTAAAGCTTACCACTGTTAAACCTTCAGGCACTCTGTCGTTACTGCCAGGTGTTACTTCAGGTTGTCATCCTGCGTATTCTCGTTACATGATTCGTAGGATTCGTATCGCAGCAGACCACGCTTTAGTACAAGTCTGTCGTGATCACGGTTATCCTGTGGAGTATCAGCGTAACTTTGATGGTAGTGAAGATCACAGTACAATGGTAGTTAGCTTCCCATTCTGCTATCCAGAGGGAACAAAGTTAGCTGCTGAGATGACTGCGATTGATCAGTTGGAAGTTGTGAAATGGTTACAAGCTCATTGGTCAGACAATAGTGTTTCCTGTACAGTGTATTATCGTAAGGAAGAACTACCTGAGATCAAGAAGTACCTTGCTAAGAACTACAAGAACAACCACAAGTCCTTGTCTTTCTTGCTACACAATGAGCATGGTTTCCATCAAGCACCTTTGGAGGAGATTACTAAAGAGCAGTATGAGGAGCTAGTTGCTAAGACTCGCTTGATTACTAAGATTGATGAAGCATCTTTTGATGGAGGGGATGAGTGTGCCAGTGGTGCATGTCCAGTTAAATGAAACTAGAACTGCTAAGCTTAATTGAAAATGAAGATGGGTCTGCTGACTTAGATGTTGAAGTGGATGAGGAAGCAAAGAAGCTTCTGCTTCAAGTAGGCTTAGAAGCCCTCATCATCCGAGCAATTGAAAGTTATAAGGAAAAACCAAATGAGTCTTGAACTATACTTCCTCACTGGATTTATGGTAGGCTTTGAATATATCTCTGATTATGATGATTGTCGACATCTAATCGTAGACTTAGGAATATTCAGACTACTGTTTTCTTTTGAGATCTAACTTAAGAGCCCTCTTCGGAGGGCTTTTTTATTGGAACGGACGAGTGCCCTGACGGTCTATAATCAGAGCCTGTTTCTTGGGTGTCTCAGAAGGGGTGTTAGGAACGCTTATATGAGTCCAGGAAGCGAATTCTTCGATGATCTGATGGTAGGGTATATCCGCTTTAATGCAAGCCTCTACGACCTGTTTAGGAGTCATTCCATAGACTTTGAAATCAGCAGCACAACCTAGGGGATGTTGGGATTTATTGGTAGATCCAATGGCTAAGTTAACCTCAGGAGATCTATAACCTGAAGTTACTATGATTGGCTTACCGATTACTGTCCTGACCTGCTCCAGCAGAGCTGCCAAGCGAGTAAGGTTAGCAATCGCTGTAGCATTTGGGGTATTGTCTAATCCTCTACGCTCAGCAATCTGAGACGCTGTAAGTTCTTCTAAGGTAAAGTTAGGGCTTAGACGCATTTAGACTCTTCTTGGCATAAAAGAGAGACCTGTCACCAAATAGATAAAAACCAATGGCAGAAGCAAAGTTGCTAACAGTATCATTCGCACCTCCGTTAAGTTCTAAGAATGCCCAAGTACCTAAGACAATCAATGCTATCGATGGACGCATTAGTCTTACGACTGCTTCGACCCAAGGATAGGATGGATTAGTACCACCAGCGTCATTCATGGCTTTGAACATGTCTAAGTCAAGCTGACGCATCTGTGTATATTGTTCTATCGTAGCAGGTTT